ATACGACAGGAGTTTGGTATAGGGCGTTGGATCTTTGGAACTTGTTTGATGGAATATGCTTCGATAAGGTAGGTAATATAGTCCTAATACAGATAAAAACTAACGCATGGGCAAAGGAAAAACCGATAAAAGACTTTCTCTTAGATAAAAAGGAATTGATTGCGTTATCTTTGAACGTAAATAGGCACGAAAATAAATGGGCTGTTTCTGCAAGAGAGTATAAAACTTAAATACAAAACAATACAACGCCAATTATATTACCTGATTCATCTTTGTGCATCGGTAATATAAACCAATACTTTAATATGAACCTATCGCTATACAGTCACATTCAGTACAACCGTTGTTGTCCTCATGTGTTTTCTGTGGATGACCACAGCCCTTGCATACTCCTGATGCTACTATCTTTATATCTGTCAATATAATTTTGTTGTATTGTTTTGTATTTAAGTTTTATACTCTCTTACAGAAACAGACCAGATATTTTTATGCCTATTTACGTTCAAAGATAACGTAATCAAATGCTTTTTATCTTTAAGAAAATCTTTTATTGGTTTTTCCTTTGCCCATGCGTTAGTTTTTATCTGTATTAGGACTATATTACCTACCTTATCGAAGCATATTCCATCAAACAAGTTCCAAAGATCCAACGCCCTATACCAAACTCCTGTCGTATATATTAAATCATGCCTTCTCCCATGAGGTTTTAACCAAATATCATCATAACCATTACCTAATAACCAATGAACAGCCTTTCTATTACTGACTCTCATCCGTTGTCTTGTATTCACAACATTTATATTAGAGATTTGTTATATAAGCTTTTGCTGGTTTCCTATTCTTTTCTTTGCTATTTCTGCATATTCTGGGTTTAATTCTATGCCAACCCAATTCATGTTAAGTTTTTCTGCAACAAGTCCTACCGTTCCAGCTCCGAAGAAAGGATCAAGTACAGTTCCGTCTGGTGGGCATGAGCATTTCAATATCTTTTCTGGTAACTCAGGTGGAAATGTAGCAAAGTGTGCTTCCTTACATGGTCTTGTGTTTATATGGAATACGTCTCCCGGATTCTTGCCTTGGGAATTAGCATCATAATGTGGTACTGTTCCGTTTTCAGTTAATCTTACCTGACCTGCATGAATGAATTGTGTATCTTTACCATCTACCTGTTCAAACACATCTCCCGGATTCTTGCCTTTTGGGTGACAGTTGTTTACAGGTATTCCTTTCTCACGCTTTTCATGCAGGGCATATGTCCGTAGGTTATTCTGTTGCATATTTGCCAAACCTTTTCTTATTCCTCCTCTTTTCTTCTTGGCTACCTTAGCTCCATAGCCACTCAACGGTTCTTCACGAACAGCATCCAAGTTGAAATAATACTTTCTTTCCTTTGCAAAGAAGAATACTGACTCCCATTTGTTTGTGAATCTGTCCTGAACGCTTGATGGCATACAGTTTGCCTTTATCCAAGGTATGTGATTACGAGCAACCCATCCTGCGTCTATACAGCGAATATAAAACCTCTCAGGTATTCCTACCCTTGATTTTGACTGTAAATTGCTATACATATCTGTTTGGTCTATACCATACACTTTATCCTTACCTTTATCTGTGTAATTTACTTTTCCATATTGTTTATCTCCTCCTTCTGCAAGATCCTTCATGCCACCTGATACTGTTGAGTATGTATCTCCTAGATTTACCCATACAGTTCCAGTTGGCTTTAATACACGCCTACACTCTTTCATCATGGCATCTAGTTTGTCAAGATAATCATTAAAGTCTAATTCCAATCCCATTTGCTTATCAATCCTCTCTGCTCCACAATCTGGGCATATGTCAGAAGTCCATTGTCTTTCACTGCCAAAACTACCTACATTGTTTGACTGTATTGATCCTTCAAAACCACCACGTTTTTCCCTTGTTTTATGTTCTATTTTATCATGCTTACAATCAGGATCTCCACCTTCCCACTTACCTGTTCCATAATCTCTTAATCCCCAATATGGAGGGGAAGTAATCACACAATCAATAGATTCATCTGGTATTTCCTTGAATTTTTCAAGGAAATCTCCTACTAATATCTTTCCTGTCATTCTTCTACATCGGATATGCCTTTTGCATCTAACATAAATGGTGCGTCTGACTGTGGATGTTCTGGGCTGTCAACCATCCTTGCTATTCTTTTTCTACCAGATTTCTTAAAGTATATCCTATATGTACTTGCATGACCAACAATATTACCACCTATTGGTTTTGTGGGATCACCAAACATTATACTTGGATCAGATTGCACTTGGTTTGTGAATATAACAGTACAACGAAAATAAAATGATATGTTCTTTATATGTGTCATTAATCTTGCTATTTGGTTTTGCCTGTCAGCCAATGTTCCTCTACCAAGATACTCTTCCCTAAACTGACCTATTGAACCGTCTATTACGACTATTCTTGGTTTTTTCTCTATTAGGACATCAGATAATGCGTTGATAGTTCCCATTAACTGCTCGGTATTGGGTGTAAAGAAGTAATTTATTCTTTCCAAGCACTTCTTTGCCTCTTCGTCATCTTCGACATATCCCTTTGCTTTAAGGATTTCAATAACCCTTGATGGTCGAAATGTATCTTCACAATCAACCCAAACTACATTTTTTTCTTGTGAAATTGCCTCAGCAGTTAATGAAAGACAGAATTGGGTTTTCCCAGAACCAAACTCTCCATACACTTCATATACACACTCTGGCTTGACACCACCACTTATTAGATTATCCACTGCTACACACTGTACTGCTAATGTTGGTATGTTTTTTTGATATTCCAACAACTCTAATGTACTCATGTCAGTTTTTCTTATGTAATCTGCATCTTCAAGTATCTTTTGTGAATTAAAAACCCAAGCATCTGCCTTTACTTTTGCTGTTCCAGTTATTTCTGATATTTCCCTTGCTCCTCTTACGCATATATCTAAGAGTGTTTTAACACCAAAATCTTTCAGTTTCTTTGTTGTAACTGCTCCAACACCCTCTAACTGTTCAACACTTAAATCCATATTTTGCCATCTTCCTATATATTTTCTTCTTTCCATTCTCTCTTGGTAGTATTGCAAGTATTGTGCTACAACATGGACATCTAGGATGTTCTAGTGTTTTTTTGTCAAACCATATCCTACACACCCTGCACTGTGAATGTGTTAAGTATGGAAGTCTTTTAGGTCTTTTTACTATCTGTTTCAACCTTATCAAATCGCATATTCCACGACATCTGGCAACCATTATACTATCTTCCTCCAACTTCCATCCTTGTTCATTCTTACTACACAGTTCTTATCCCAGTTGTCAAACAATTTCTTTGCTGCTGTTTCATCATAGATTGATGTTTCTGCAAGAGATTTCATAAAGTCGGTTATTGCAACATCACCATTTGGATCAGATACTTCAGCCCATACACGATTGGCTATCTGTTCCTTTGTTTCCTTTCCTGTTATTCCTGTCAGTAGTGACTGATCAAACTCTCCTTTCTCCAAGTCAAGACCAAAATCACGATACATTTCTATCAGTATACCCTTTACTACCTTTACATCTTCCACATCTGCTTCTGGTTTGAATAAAAGTTTGGCGTGTGCCATTGACAATCTAATCAACGCTTCAAGTTGTCTTGTTCCTATTGCTAGTGCTGACTCGTCTTCCTTTGATAGTTGTCGCATCTTCTCATATATTTTTAATATCTCTTTCTTTATTTCTACTGAGAGTCTTGGTTTCTGTTCCCTTACCAGATTGATATAAGCCATTAGTTCTCTCGGTGTTAGGAATACATCTCCCAGCTTTGCATCGTCAGAATATGTGTTGAGTATGTGGGTTGCCTTTGCCAAGTCAGTATGTAAATCAACCTTGTCCTTGATAAGCCATATCAAATCAAATCTTGACAATAATGCTGGTGGTACGTTAATATTCTCTCCTAATGATTCTGCTGGATCATACTTGCCAAACTTTGGGTTTGCTGCTGCGAGTATGCTTGTCTTTGCTTGGAGTGTTAGGTTGACACCAGCCACAGCTCTTGATACTGTTTGTTGTTCCATTGCTTCGTGCATGGAACTTCTGTCAAGCCTACCCATCTTATCAAACTCATCAATAAATGCAAAGCCCTTGTTACATAGAGGCAATACTCCTGCCTGTGCTACCATAGTTCCATCTGATAATTTGACCATACCTATTGTTAATCCAGCAGCACTTGTTCCCTTACCATTGGTATAGATTGAGGTTTGTGTTATCTTCTTGCCAAATTTTAACAGTTCTGACTTTGCCATACTTGGATCTCCTACCAAGAGGATGTTAATGTCTCCCCTTCTCTTACCATTAACACCTCCTGCTAACTGCAATAATAATGATTTCTTTATATCTTTATACCCAAAAATATGTGGTGCGAAACTACCTATTAGTTTATCTAAGAATTCTGGTTTCTTTGCCTCTTCCTTTAGTTTATCTAATTGTTTGGCGGTAGGCTTTATGAGTTTGACATCACCTAAATCTTCCAAGTATGCTACGTCAATGATTATGTTATGTTCCGTCTTCTTTGGATCAAATACTGTCTTGAAGAATCCTGATACCCTCTTCTTCTGACCTACTGCTACTGTTCCTACGCTATTACCTTTAATCTTACCTACAAACATGATCGGTGTGTTATTTCTTGCCTCTTCTAATGGTTCGTTTAAGAATACAGTTTGTATGTTATCAGTTACAAGTGTGTCTTGGTCTGGTAACAGTCTGGCATCTCTACAACTAGGATTTGCACACACTTCATATGGTATGTTTCTATTATGATCACATTTTACTGTGAATCCATATCCACACTTCGGACATACCAACTTACACTCCTTAACATATGTCTTTGCAACATCTGAAGCAAGGATAGTACATTCAAAACTAACAACTGTATTCTCATGTTTGGCTGCTGTAATATCATGTATGAGTATTTTATCCTGCTCTAATTTTATTTTAATATCTTGGAAAGTGCTTGGCACATCAATATCAACATACTTTTCTTTCATAATAGTATAAATTGAATTCCTCACCATCTCTTCAAACCCATCATATCCAGCCTCAGCATATATCTCAGTAAATTCTTTAAGTCTTGGGTCTATTGTAAACGTACTTGTTGGAGTAAGACCGTCTATAATATGTGTCCATTTTATACTATGCAGTGCTTCCGTAAGCTCATCTGTCATCCTGCTCATTGTTTTCATATCTTTTTCATCACTTGTGTTTTTATTATGTTACCTATCTGTGTATGTCTTTGTTGTAGTTTTATAAACCCCTCAGTTGACATATTTTTTATTTCAGATTTCCAACTTTCAATATTGGAATAGAAGTTTGGCACTTCTCCGTATATATCAATGGGTTCGTTATGTGTATCAATATAATGTTTAGCTGCGATTGCAAGAAACAAACTGAATGAAATACCGTTTGGTCTTATCTTATCAAATTCTGTATAAACATCCTTCGCAAATTTACCAACAGAAATACATTTTATCTTATCATTTAGTTGCATAAGTGTTATGGATCATACCATAATATAAACGTTAGTTAACCTAAACTAATTATAAATTTTGGATCGACACCACGTTCTTTCATCATGTCTACCATTTTTATCGCCTTTTCTATTTGAAACATTGCCTTCATTTCTTTTCCATCTTTGTTTTCCCAGATAAGATAAGCGAACATAGAAGGGGTTAGAACTGATGCCAATATAAAGATACCTCAATATAATTTATTTATAAAAATAATATATAGGAGCATGACCACACCTACAACGTTTTTCAAACACTATTCCCTCATCTTTCATCTTTGCAATCCTCTCACTTGCTCGTCTCCTTTCTGGCAGGTTTAATTTAGTACAAATCTCATGGTTTGTAAGACCGTCTTTACTTTCTTTTATTGCTTTAAGAATTCTATCATAATATGTTGGCTGTGCTACTAGTTCCGGGAGTTGTCCTGCTTCAATGGTTATCTTCCTCAAAAATGTCTCACCAATGGTTTGATTTCCATCTCTGCTATATGTTTCTGAATTACTATCTCTCCATTAGGTTCTACTATTATCTCTACCATCCCTACATCAGGTGTTGTTCCTGCCAATCCACTTCTAAATAGGTGGGCATCAGGAAACTTCCAAGCTGGTGTGGTAAGACCATGAGTATGAGTAAATTCCACATGGACAAAGTAATGAACATGACTTCTCACGATGACATCTGCTTTACCCATTTTGTCTTTCTCGAATACCATACCAGCCATCTCTCTTGCGAGAGCTGTTGTCCTGTATGCTGCCCACTTGTTAAATCCTATATGATGTGTAAAATTAAATACCTTACCGTATATTTCTACCAAAGCATAGTAGTCTGTCAATCCCTCTCCACCATATGCCCTGTATTTCTCTGCTCCCATCTGCTTTGCTATTATCTCTTCAAAATTAGTGCCATCTAATTGAACATGATAGCCTGTGCCTCTTACAAATATTAGATTCTCATATGGTATATCCATAAGTAATTTTGAGGCATCTGTTAATTGATCTTGAATGTTTGTAGTCCAACTCTGCTGTCCTACCTGTCTTTTGTTTGCTCCGTCACAAGGTTCTCCATTTACAACAAGCAGTGTGGGTTTCTGTTCTAATTCATCTATGCAATTATACCACGCTTCGTTTAATGCCAACTGTAATTTGTTTGGGAGATGAACTGTTCCGAGTTCAGTAATCTCTGGTTCTGCTGAGCAAATAGAGGTTGCACTTCCAACGTGCATATCAGAAGCGACAACTATTGATTTTGATTTGCTCATAATAATTCACCTAACCTATTTAATATAAACCTTGTTAT